CTTTCTCCACCTGTTCTAATGTCAGCTCCTTGTCTATTACCACCACTACGTGCTCGGTCTATATTTCTATCTGATATTTGTTGATCTCTTGCTTTTCTAGCAGCAGCTCTGTTTCTTGCTCTTTTAGCACTAGCCTGTCTTTTAGCACTAGCTCTTCCACCTCTACGTGAGCCTCCACTTCCGCCTCTTTTGCTTCTAGTTTTTTGTCTAAGCTTTGATGCCATTATGTTCTCCTTGCTGCAATAGCTTCAGTTATATCAATATCTCCGCTTTTGGCAAGTTGAGATACATCGGATTGGTTAAGTATGTTGCCTGTATTAGTAGGAATATTAGGTTGAATCATTGGAGGAAGAGCACTTAAATCAGCGCCGTATGCATCTTGAGTTGTTGGATAAACAACATTAGGTGTCCTGTCTTCTTCTCGTATATCTATTTCAAATGGCTTATCAAACAATCCATCTGGATTATCAAATAACTTTCCTTGTATAAAATTTCTATATATTTCACTACTTAACCGATTAAATAATGGGAGAGGATTGTCTCGGTTTCGAAGCAAAGAATTTTGTCTTATTATCTTTCTAACAAAATCAGATACTTTTATAGGGTTGGTTCTATTATTCATTATTCTATTAACGATTGTTTCAGAAAAACGAGGTTTTAAAGTTTTTCTAATTTCAGCTTTACTTAATCCTAAGTTTTCTGCGGCTTTAATTTTTTTGTATAATATTTTATCTGCTTCTTTTTTTCTTTCATTTGCTTCTGCATATGCTTTTGCTATTTCTATTGGGGTAGCATTTCCATCTCTTGCTACTTTTTCAAAAACAGATTTTGCATTTTTTGTATCATCTTGATTATCAGTTATTTTAAATTGTAGTCCTTGTTGAATAAAAGGATTTTGAATTCTAAAACCAAGTAAACCTGTAGCCTCATTTAAAAATTTATATCCTCGATCATATTTTTGAACATTACCTACTCCTGATAAATATGTTCTATATATTTGATTAAGAGAACCAGGTGCTGCTCGTTTAGCAAACTCCATCATAGTTTTCATTGCTATATCACCAGGGCTATCTCCTGGATTCCAAACTCTTACACCGTCTTTAGTTCCTCCACCTCTAGCAAAAACATCTAAATAAAATTCTGTAATTATAGATTCCGAAGCAAATGGAGCAAGAAATTCTTTGCCTGCCTCTATGGCTCCTTGCATAACTGCGCTTGTCAGTCCTTTTTCATCTGTCATCCCTTGATTTATTCCATTCATTGCGGCTGTAAGGGGTCGTGTTAGAAAATCATATGCATTACTATGTGAATAATCTATGTAATATATTTGTCCATTTTGTTTAATTGGAATAAGTGTAGAGTTTTGGGACCATTCTGGTAAAAATTCTCGTAAAGAATTTATAGTTTCATTACTTACACCTGTCATAAACTGTGCGGTTTCTTGAACTATTTTTCCTGACCCTACACCAAATAATCCTGCTCCTAATAATCGTTGAAAACCTATTCCTCTCGTTAAAGGATCTGCAAATTCTTTTGCTCCTTGGTTAATAGTATTAATACCTGTACGTAAAATTTCTGCAGGAAAAGAAACAAAGTTTCCAAAAGGAGCTTTACGTAGACCTTGAATAAAACTTCCTACATAATCATAGTTTGGAATGTTATTACGCACAGTATTAGCTGCGTATTCTTTTACAAATTGATTATAACCTTTTTCGTCTAATATATTAGTAATACCATATTTATCTCTTGCTAAATCTCCATATTTAGCAACAAACTCTTCTGGGTTATTTTGACGTAAATTATCCCAAACTCTTTTGTATTTACTTTGTTCAGCAAACCAATTTTGTATCTTATAAAAATCATCTTCCGCAGAATATAAAGTTCGTGCGCCTTCTCTTAATCTTTTTAATCCCGTTCTTTCATTAAAACGTTTAAGAATATTATAAAACTGTCCATCAGATGTTAAGTTTTCTAATCCACTAGACATATCATCAAGCAGTCTTGTTAAATCTCCTAGTCTTGCACTCGTATTAACTATACCTAAACGTTGCATTTCTTTATATTGATTTAAAGCTTCTTCATATTTTTTAGTGCCAACAGTATCTTTATATAATCGCCTACCTGCCTGTGTTTCAAACTGTCCTTTGGTTATAGCTTTGGTAATATCAAAAGATCTTTTAAAATCTTTTATAAAAGTAGCAGGGTTAAATAAATTACCATTCATTCCTGAAAAATGTAGCGCACTCGCTACGTTTCGAAAGTGAGTGATAGGAGATAAAGTTGTTTTAGATTCTTGTATTATTGCTTTTGGTGCAAGAAGAAGTCCGTTGTATAAAGGACTATCGAACATTCCTGTTTTTTTATTTACATCCGACATACGTTCAATTGCGGTAGCTATTTCATCTGAAGTAAACTTTCCATTTAAAGGATTCCATGTGTCTGTTACAATTTGTCTTGTAAATTTTTGACCGCCTTGACTTACTGTTGCATCATCAAAAAAATATCTTCCGTATCCATCATCAAATACTTTGTTAAAATATTTAGAAGAGGTAAGAAAATTATTTATTCTATTAGAAGTTTCTAATAACTGTATGCTAGGATCTTTTATTTCTCCTAATAATGCACGTATTTCTTTTGGAACTTGTTGTCTTGCTTTAAATATTTCACCATCTACCGATTTTAATCGTTCTAAGGTTCCTCCTAAAGTTTTCATTTTTCCCGAATCTAATATTAAAGTAATTTCAGCATCCATCGCTTCTCGTTGAGGACCACTAAAAGGTACAAATGTTTTGTTTTTACCTGTGCCTACAACATCACCGTACAATCCTGGATTTTTTTCTGCTATAAATATTTTAGCTTGTTCAATAATATCTCTTCCTTTATCAGTATTATATAAAGTATTTCTCCAATCTTTTTTTACATCAACACTTCCTAATGCTCGATAACTTCGTGTTAAATATTCTCCTATATTAGAAGCCACTGCTTGAATAAATGGTTCATTGTGAGCTTGTGCCAATGGATTTTTCATTAATGTTTCACTTAAATTATCTACATGTGATCTTACTTTGTTTACGGTTTCTAATAGTTCTTGTGGAATTTTAGTAGCGTCTTTTAAATTTTTTGGAGCTGTAAGATAATCATAAATTGATTCCATAATTTCTTCTCGTTTTTTTATACCAACATCATCTAATGCTCCTCCCAAAGGTTGAACAAGATCTTGCACATCATTTTCTAATTGTCTTACTAAATCATTAGCTGTTGTTAACGCTTCACGTTGTTCACCTATTCTTTTTCTATAAGCATCAAACATCTTAGGAGTTTGAACTCCTCTTGCACGCAAAGGAGCTAAAATTTTATTATCGAAATATCGTAAAATATTATTTGAACTAAATTGAAATCCATCATTTAACTGTAAAACTTGAGGTATTTTTCTACCTGTTTTTACTGATCTTTTTTTTGTAAGTCCTGAAACAGGATCAACAAAATCTTCTAGTTTAGTTTCATCAACCATACGAGTTACACGATCAGGTCCACCCGTACTTCTAGTAATTATTCCTTTGGCTGTGGGAATAGCTTTTTGCCAAGCAAATTTAATAAAAGGAATTATTGCTTTTTCAAATAATCCAAAACCCGAAGCTCCTTCTAAACCAAACTTAAATCTATTTTCTAAATTTCTTAGTGCTTCTCTTCTGCCCTTTTCTCCTTGTGAGTCTCTTTGTTCTGTTAAACCAAACCCCATCATATCTCCAAGAGTTCCTAAGTCTTCTGTTTTTGCTGCAAGTTCTGCACCACCAACCGCAGCCATACGAGTAAGAGTAGGCATTCTTGCTGCTGTTTTTGAAAGAGTCCCTAAATTTTTTGCTTTAATTAAAACGTTGGCGCCTTTTAAAGCTATACCTCCAGGCACACCTAGTTGAGTTAAAATTTCTGTTACCTTACCTGTCCAACGGTCATCAGCGACATCTTCCATTTTATTTAAAAAATCATTATCATCAAAAGCTTTTTCTACTTTGTCAGTAAGTTCTGTTCCTGCCCCTAGATCTATTAATGTTGTACCGAGGGTCGTGATTCCTTCTGCAGCTTTACCTACTCCAGATACAACACCAGCTCCTGCGGATGCCATATATCCTGCTCGGTCATCATCTACTCCTAAATGTTTTTTTATTTTAGCCATGGCTTCTTCATTAGATAAACCATCTGGCAGGCTATATTCTTGCCCTTGATATGTATAAAGTTGAGCCATTTACTCTCCTAGTCTAATGATATGACTTCTTTTTTTTCTTCTACCATTTCTTTTTGAGATCCCCCTTGTCCAGAAATTTGTGCCCAAACTGCTTCTGCTATTTCTGTAGCTTTTTCTACTGTATAAGTTTCGCCGGTATTAACATCTTGTTTAGTTACAAGACTAGGAACTACAGTAGATAAGAATTCTTTTCTACTTGTTGTTCCCCCTGCTTTAGCCATATTAACTAAATCTTCTTGATCGATTGTAAGATTACCATCAGCTCCAGTAAACATAGTAGTTAATGTAGATAAATTTCGTTGAAAAGTTGTACCCTCTGGATCAGCTTCTGCGGCTCTATCTAATGCTGCTTGTTCTGCTTTAATACCTGCTTCCACTCCTGCCATTTTAATTTTATCTGCTCTGTCTTTAGCAGCCATACCTATAGCTGTAAAAGTTTTTAAAGGATCTTTAGCAGACCTAGCAATCTTATCCATAAAGTTACCACCTCTTGCACTAGCTAAATTTAATCCAAATTCTGTTAAAGCTGCAAAGCCTCCTGATCTAACTTGATCTTTTCCATCTCCTAAATATTTTTCAAAAATGTCTATTCGTTCCTTAATGAGGTCATCTAAAGTTCCTTTTTTAATTTCTTTCTCTATTTTATTTGCGTCTGGTTGTGCTTTATCTTTTTCAATTGCTGTAAACTTTTCAGTTTCTTCAATTGTGCTACCCGCTGCGCCACCTTCAGTGCCTGATTTAATTACTTTTTCTTTTTCTTCTATAACTTCTTCAGAATCTTTTGCACCTATAGCATCGGATAAAGTTTTATAACCAAGAAGACTTGCTCCTGTAGCTAATGTTGATTTAATAGGAGAAATAAATGCTCCTGGATTAAAAGCGCCATACGGTACAGGTGCTTTTGAAGAAGAAAGAGGAAGTACTTCTTTAATTCCTGCCCCACTTGGTGGAGTTGTACCTGTTTTATTTCCTCTAAAAATAGTAGGAAGTTTACTTTTAATTAGTGCAGGAAGATTTTTTATTTTAGGATATATTTTTTTACCACCTTGAATTAAATAAGGAAGACCATTTTTTCCTACATACAAAGCACCTTGACCTGTCATTGTTATTAATTTTCCTGTCATTGCATACTGCACTGGTTTAATAGTGCCATCTTTCATCTTAGCAAACATAGGTCTGTTTAAAACTTTTTGTTTTGATCTTTGTATATTATTTAAACCCATTTTAATTACCCATGAATCCAGACCAACCACCGCCTTGTCCGAATTGACCCATTGCTCCTAGTCCTGCAATACCAAGTCCTAGTGCTTGTGCAAATGGATTAGTTTGTGGTTGAGTTGTATAACTAATTTGTCCACTTGGAACACCTCGTAAAATATCACTAGCAAATCCAAGTCTATTAAATGGTTCACGTTGTGCCATTAACTGTTGTTGTCTTTGCGCTTCTAACATTCCTTGTCCAAGTTGTTGTTGCATACCACCTACACCTAGTAGAGATTGTATATCTTGTTGTCCTAATTGTGAACTTAAAGCACCAAGTCCTGCTCGTTGTTTAGCAAGACCAGCTAATCCTTGGCCTGCCATTAATTGTCTTTTCTGTTGATCAGCAAATGAACCTAATGCTGCACCTTGTGCTTGCTGATAGTTTCGTGACATATCTTCAAAGATACGTCTTGATTTAATGTCTTGTAAATTTCTTCCTAATTCTGCTTCTTGAATCCCGTATCGGGAACCACCGAACGCACCACCTTTTGTAGCTTGACCCGCCAATTGATTTCTTGCCATTGCTCCTTGGCGATCATATTCTTGTAAAGCTTGTTGTGTTACTTGTTGTTGGTATGGGTCCATAAATGCTTGCGCACTTTTAGGATCATACGCTTGTGCGCCACCTAAATAGTTAGCACCAGCTATACCTAAATCTGTTCCTGCTTGTTGTAAGTAAGGTGCATAAGAACCAATACCACTTGAAGCTAATTGAAAAGCTTGTTGTTGTTCAGGCGTAAACCCTGCAAATTGAAACTGTGGTATAGCTTGAGATATTCCCGCTCTACCAAACTTTCGTAAGTTAAAAGCTTCATCACTTTCCCCTGGATTTTTTGTAGCATTTGGATCTCCAAATACAGATGCTAATAATTGTTCTGTTCTTTTTTCTATATAAGGGGGTTGTCTTACAACAGATGTTTGCACGTCAGCCATTATGCTCTTTCTCCATAATTATCTTGTATACTATAGAGGAACTTTGATCCTCTGTCTCTCTCATCTTCTTTTCCTTTTGCTCCCATTGCTGCACCTAGTCCTCGAACTGTTCTTGCATTAATAACAAATTCGCCATCACTTAACATCGCTGGTACTTCATCACTAGTCTCGGTTCCTGGACCAGCTATCTTACCATTCTTACGAGGAAAGTCTCCTCCATCTGCGTAGCCCATCATTCCCGGTGCCATTTTTTCAAACTCTAAATTTTTCATAATACGATCATCTATATTATCACTTGCTGTTAAAGATTCTACATCTCCATTAATATAATTAAAACCACCATTAGCAAATGAAGCTAGTCCCCCATTAGCATATCCACTAAAACGAGGACCATATTGAGAGAATGGTATTAATTGAGGAGGTGCAATAGTTGCTTGTCCTAAATCTCTTAAAGGATTTTGTGTTCCGTATATATTTTCAAAAGTAATTTTTTCTTCTTCTTCATCAAATCCACCTAAAGCTCCTACTCCTAGTGCTCCTACAAGAGCAGACTTAATAGGATTAGCTTTTATATACCCTAAACCTTTTTGTAATAAACTTTGTTTTGCTGCTGGACTACCGGCTAAATTACCTATTTTTGCTTTAAGCATACTATCAGCAGCTAGTTTTCTTTGGGCAATACCTTGCGGTAAACCTGCTGTTGCAGCTTTCCCACCTAAACCAAAGTTAGAACCAAACTGACTTAATGAACCTAAACCTTTACCACCTGGCATTCCTAAGAAACTTTTTGCTCCGTATCCCATAGCTCCAGCAATGGCAGCATTTCTCAATGCCTCTTCTGGGCTTCTGCCCCCAGCTAAACTTCCTAATCCACTACCGATACTAGCGCCCATTGGTCCACCTAAAGCAAAACCAATACCTCCGCCTATTATAGGTGCTGCTTTCTTAGCAGCTTTAAATATCTTCTTGAGCATGTTCTCCTTTTGCAAATCATGATTGTGTAGTTATGCAAGGAGGCTGTGCCTTGTATTTTGAAATAAGCCTATTTAATCGTATAATTATAGGTGTTTTTGTTGTAATGTGCAATGACAATTTAATAATGGTAGATATAAATAAAGTACCGATGGTCCGTGTAACGTGGTTAGATGCTCGTGATATGGAAACAGGATGGCTTTCAGAAAAAGAAATTGTAGATGCCCCCTTAGCTAAATGCCAAGAAGTAGGCTGGTTAATGGCTAATAACAAAGAAAAAGTAGTAGTAATGCGTTCATGGTGCATTGATAAAGATGATAATCACGGAGGTGGTGCTATTGCTATACCTAAAGGTTGGGTAACAAAAATAGAATACTTAGGAGTTGAATATGGAGAAAGAAGCGAGGATAAATAGTTTATTTGGTGAAACAATTTTTCACACACATATTAATATTGATAACACTACTTACCTTAAACACATTGAATCTTTTGTTAAAGAAAAACCTGGAAGAACTGCAGCTACTACAGATGTAAAAGGTAACACAGAATTTACAGATTTAGAAGAAGCTAAGGATAACTTACATATAGATAAAAACTACGAAAAATTATTTTCTTATATTTTTGATGATATTAAATCTTTTTTTAAAACAAAAGGGTATAGTGAAAAAAAATTTAATGCTCATATAACTAAATCATGGGCTACCTATACAATTAAAAATCAACATATAGCTAGTCATAAACATACAGCTAGTCATTTTAGTTTTGTTTATTATGTTCGCAATGAAGAAATGGGTAACATAAGATTTGAAAAAGAACTAGCAGCACAGACAGGATTATTCATTCCTCCCACAGATGAATACATTGTAAATTGGAATCAATTTAATTTTTCTAGTTATATTATTCCAGTAAAGACTGGAGATTTTTTAATTTTTCCAAGTGGTCTTCTTCATTATACAGAAATTAATACAAAGGAAGAGCCGAGGATCAGTATTAGTGGGGATATATTACTGACTATGAAGCCTGGAATTAAAACTGAACATTGTATTCCTCATCCCAAAGGGTGGAAAACTATTTAATTTTAATTGTCAAGTAATCTTTTTAAAATTGTTTTCTTGATATTTTTATTAGACATGTTTAAATTAGTTCTCACCCAAAATTAAATCACAGGAGAAAAAAATGGATAATCAAGAGATATTAAAGGCCATAGCTGTCCTTGCTGATAAGGTGAGTAGCTATCATGAACGTTTATTAGCAATGGAAAGAGACCATAAAAATCATGTACAAGGATGCACATGTCATGACAAATCAAAGGAAATAGCTAAAGGTCCAGATTATCCAAGTGCGGGAAGACCTTTAACAGAAGACGAAAGATTATTTGTTCAAGAAAATATAGCTAAACATAAAGCAGCAGCTAATGTCTCCTAATTGTCCTACTTGTGGATGTGAAAAAGAAAAATGTATTTGTGATAATTTTTGTGAAAATTGTGGAGCTTAGTCGTCTTTAGTTTTTCCAAACACATCCGGTAATTTTACAACTTTTATTTCAACACTTTTTTCAATGTCAGCTTCTGTTGTATCTGTTTCTGGATTATTAACATCCGCTTTAGCATGATCATCTGAATCATAATCGCTACCAGTTTTTTTATTTTTTATTTCAACATGCACTTCTGGTTGAATAATAGGAATTTCTTGGCCTTCTGCCGTATAAGTTCCAACTTGTTTTGATTCTTGTACTTTCTTAAATGTCATTATGTTATCTCCATTACACTGACTAAAATTTTTATGTCAGCCCCTGTTAAAGTTATTGTATCTGCTTTTTCTAAAACAATTGGTTGATCTAATAATTGTAGTTGTGCACCGTCCGCCATACTATCTTTATAGAGTTCGGTTGTAACACTAGCACTAGAATCAACAACTGCAACTGTTGTAGTTACAGCTCCTCCACTTTCATTAGATATATAAATACTTTTAACTAATGTCGTTGTAGGTAAAATAGGAGGGATAGCTCCCTCATTAGCTGTAGGAACAGTATAAACTGTTCCTGTTCCTGTTTTAGAAAAACTTAAAAATGCATCAGCCAAGGAACCAACTCCTTGCTGTAGACTCGTCTTTTAAATCTTGTTGAAAACCAAAATTTAATTGTTGAGTTATTTGTTCAAGCAAACGAATAAGAACATCAAATTGAGAAGGTTCGTATTCTGGTGTTGCTTGAGGAAATCTTGTTGTACTTATTTTAGCCATTATCTGCCTCCATCTGGTTGAACATCAAGTCTTAAAGTTCCATATCGCCAGTTATCACCTACTGCATCGCTTTGAACTTTAATGTTAGCTTGTCTTCCCCTACCTCTTATATCAAATTTTTCCGTAGTAGGCACTACTGTTCTTGTAACTGTAGTAGGAGTACTTGAACTAGGGTATGTTTTAAATTTTAATGTAATATCTACTGATCCTGCTAAATCTTTAAAGTTTGGTATACCTCTTCCTATATGTAAAAAAGGTTGCCCATCAGCAATATCAAAATCACCTGATTCAATATATGCATCAATTGCTGCACTTACATTATCCGTTCCAGTTTCTTGTTGATATATGTTAGAAGCTCCCGCTGTTACTCCTAATACCGAAGGAGTTGTTCCTGTATTTGTAGTTACATAATAAGATGCATAAGGTTTTTCATACACGCCATAATCTTGCCATGCAGTTCTTGCTAAACTACCAACAGACCAACAATTTTCTAAATAATTATAAGTAACAAAACGATCTATTTGTTGAGCATTAAGACTACAATAAAACCAAGTTACCTCATTAAACTCTGAATTAACTGCTGCATAAGTTTCAGGTTGCGTTGTAATATTAAAATCTTCAAAAACATAATCTTGTACACTGCAAGGCATCTTAGATATAGCACCATCAAATTTATAAAAAGAATTTTGTGACATCCAAAAAGCTGTGCCATTTACATCAACTGCACAGTGTTGAGAAACTGCTCCACAGTTTGCTCCTATTTGAGAAAGATTAAAAGTAAATGGTGCACCAACAAATTGTAATGCATGTAAACTCGTATCTGTCCAAACAAGAACAGCATTACGAGAACGAATAGCATCCATAATTTTAGATCCATCTTGTATTCTATAAGATCCTGCTGTGTTAGTTGCTGTAGGTGTCCAAGTGCTGTAATCTTCTTGTGAAGAAAAACGTAGAAATAAATCATCAGCTGTTGATGTACTTCCTATGGTAGTTTCTGTTCCAAATAAAAATACATGTCTATCAGGCATAGATATTAAATTAAATCGTGATTTACTTGGCGCATTACTTACAACGGTTGCTCTATTACTTGTTAATCCCGATGATGTATTCCATACATATGTTGCTCCACCTGAAACCGTAGCTAATAAATCTTCACCAAAATTATCTAAAGACCAATTGCGTCCATTAATAGTAACTGTAGATGTTGAACGAGGTGTGTTCCATGTACTTGTATTCCATGTTCCTGTTCCCCATCCATAACCATAAGCAGAAGCTGCTAGCCCAATACCAATTTGATAAGCAGCAGATACGGTTCCTCCACCAGTTCCTGTTCCGCTGGCCGTGGTTCCTGTGTAAGTTACTTTATATGTATTAGCATCTACGTATTGAGTTATTTCAAACTCTTTATTCATATCTAAACCATTAACAACATTAGTTGCTGATCCATTATCAAAAGTTACAAAGTCTCCAACTTGCGCTCCGTGTGCATTATCTGTAACAGTAACAACGGAACTTCCACTTACGGTTGCAAATGGATTACTTAACCCTGTTTCTGTAACTCTAATAGGCGTAACATCGTAAGCCGCACCTTCTGAATAAATATATAATTTTCTATCTGTTCCAATGGCCGTGTACCGTATGCCGTCAAGATCTGTCCATGCATGCATGTCTCGTACAACTCCAATTAATTTATCACTAATAAGTTCTACCCACCCACCAATCTTTTCTGGTAAGCCATATCTAAAACGAACCATATCAGAATCAGTCCAACGACCTGCAGCCCCGTATTCAGTATCCTGTTTATCAATGCCAGGGGCAAATGCTATTTTCGTTAAAGGCATTATGTAGTCCTCATAAATCTATAGTATACTTCACCAGCACCACCTGCAGCACCGCCAGAAGAACCAGGTTCAGTTCCACCACCGCCACCACCAGATCCTCTGGTTCCTGCTGTCCCACCGCTTGACCCGTTTGGTCCACCAGCACCGCCAGAAACATTTCCAGCATAAGAAGCACCACCTGTTCCTCCACCGATAGTACAGTTATCACCACCACAGTTTCCAGGATTAGTTCCCGCTACTCCTGCTCCTGCTTGATTAAAAGAACCTACAGGCCCTGAAGTAAATGTTGTAATATTAAGACCATCGGTTGTAGTCCCAGTTGTAAGTCTCGTTGCTAATGTTCCAAGAGTTCCTCCTGTGCTTGCACTGTTAGAACGAAGAGGTCCTTGAACACCGCCCCCAGAAACAGATGATGCTCCTCCGCCATTTAAAGTAAGAATAGCTCCTGTTGTAGAGCCTGTTACTGTTGTATTTCCGCCAGCTCCTGATGATCCACTATAAGTTCCTGTTCCTGCTGCACCGGCACTACCAACATTAATTGTTAAAGTTTCACCACTCGTTACTGCAAAAACAACATCCGATACATATGCGCCTGAACCTCCTGCGGGACCTGCTGATTCACCACCAGCTTTATCATAATCTGCTCCTCTATAACCTCCAGATCCACCACCAACAGCATATTGAAAATGTATAGCGTTAGCGTTTGTTGGAACGGCTACTGATCCAGCAGAAGATGAATAACTTGTTGTTGTAAATAAGGTGTAAAACTCTTCCCATGATCCACTATTTTTTACATAACCATTTAAAACAGTTTTATTAGTAAAAGAAGTAGAGTCTCTTACATATAGCTCTGATGTTTCACGCCATGTTCCACCGTCTTTAACGTAAACTGCCATGACTTATTATGAATATTTATACCAAACGTCTCCATCGGATCCACCAGAAGGACTAGAAGTACTAACTGTTCTAGCACCATTCCCATTTGTTCCTAAACTTGTAGAAACAAAGGCTTGAACATCTGATCCAATAGCGACACCTAGATTTGTTCTTGATGTTCCTGCTGCAGCAACATCACTCAGATTACTTGCTTCTTGAAGAACACCTGTAATAGCTGTTCCTGAAAATTTATATTTAATTGATTCGTATGTAGGCATATTACTTCTCCGTTAATTTCCAACCGTAAGTTGCACCTGAATACACTAATGAAAAAGCTGCACCTTCGGTAGCTACTGTTAAGTCTGATGTTTGACCATCTATTTTTAAACTATTTCTTCCTACTGTTAAGTTATTTGTATCAAAAGCATTTGCCACATCAACAAATCGTACTTCATCTCCCACTGCAGGAGCTGCTGGTAATGTTATAGTAGCTACTCCTCCTGATGTATCTACAAATATTTTATCACCAGGAAATGCTGTGTATGTTCCTGTTTTTGTTAACCAATCTGTTCCTGATGTTTGAAGATTATACCAATTGGTTCCATCTGTTGCGAGAAAAACACTAGTGCTTGGTTGTATAACATAGGTATTACCTGCCCCACCAAGACGCATTGTAATAGTATAAGAAGCGCTATCATTACGAAGAAAAAATGTTTTCTGTGTAGCAGCAACTTGAATAATAAAGTTTGATCCGTGACCTGTGAATATAATAGCCGATTGTCTATTTTCATTATCAGCTTGTGTAGAACTAATTGTATTAGCTACAGTTAAAACATAAGGGCTAGAAGCAGCAGATAAATTTTTTGTGTAAACTCCTGCAATTGAATATTCTATACCATATTGTAAATTGTTATTAGTTGTATTACCCCAAGCATTTGCTTGTTCACCTGAGCCAATAAGCTCTAGTTGTAATAATGATGAATATGTTGATGTCATAATTTATCCTATGCTGCGTCTCTCCAAGTCATTGTAACAGAATCGTCTACTTCTGTCCATGTTGTTGTTACCGAATCGTCTACTTCTATCCAACCATAAACTGCTGTAGCATCTGATAATGATAAACTCATTCCAAATCCTGTAACCTCTACATCTCCATTTAATTGAATAGTAGGAGTGCCTAATTCTGTTGAAATAAGGGTTAAAGGAGTTAAAAGAACATTTGCATTGGTATTAACTACCACCCCACTATTATTTAAAGTAGAGGTAATGGCTTGTCCTGTAACGGAAATATTTACATTTTGTATAGCTACAACGCTAGGAGTTCCTAAAGCTGTTTGAAGATCTTCACCAACTGGTTGAGGATTAGTAGAACTTAAAGCAGTTGCTGTTCCTTGCGTAATAGTAAGACCAGCACCTGTAACATTAATATTTGGTGAATCAACAACGATAGATTCTTCACCTAAAGCCGCAGTTAAGTCTAAACCAGCAAGAGTAACTTCTGCATTACCACCTGCTGATACACCTGAGCCACCAATAGTAACAGAAGTTGATACACCTGTTACACTTACATTTGGATTAGCAATGGCTACAACACTTGCTGTTCCGAGAGCCGAGGTTAATGAAACACCGGTAACGGCTACATTAGCATCTATCGTGGCCTGAGAAGCAAAAGCGGTCTCAGCAAAACTTGCTCCCGCAAAAGACATTAGAGTGTATCCATCTCAGCCTTAACGGCCGCCCAGTTTAATTCACTATGAGGATTAGTTAATGTTGTAATAGCTTCATTGTCGCTAGTAGCACCAGTAACCCATTTAACTTTATTAAAATCTTCTTCTGTTTCAATTTTACCCTCGTAAATATATTGAGTATTTGGTTTTAAATTTTTTACAGCTTTATCAAATTTTAATAATTCTAATATCATGTTAAGCCCCTATTTCTTGTGCAATTAAATACCCTGTCATACTATCATAACCATAATAAGCAGTTCCACCCCACGGGGCAGCTCCTTGCATCTTATAGTTGACCACGTCCGTCGTGTTCGGCGAGTCTATTATTGTAATTGTTGGTGCATCTAAACCAGCATTTAAACTACCAGCTGAATTATCAGTATCAGAAGCAATGTTAGAAATACCAGCACTTTGAGCAGATAAATTAGAATAAGTACCACCATCAATATTTCTTAATATTTTTGTACTTGCTCCACTTTGAACATCACTATCTTGAAAATAATATTGAATGTAACACATAAAAAGAATTTTTGAAGATGTTGCACTTGGAGTTATACTTAAAGTATAACCAGTTATATCTGCATAAGAAGTAGTAGATGAAGTAACTGCTGCTGTAACTGAAGTAGAAGTTACCTGTAAAATTTTTCCCGTTGAAATTGCACTACTGGCTAAGGTTGTAGATCCTGTAAATTTTAATAATTGATCTGTAGTACCAGATGTTAATCCTGTACCACCATTCGCTACACCAAGCGTACCTGTAGTATTGGTAGATAAATTTACTGCTTGATTCGGTCCTAGTCTAGTTAGTGCCATTACGGTTTACTCCATACGCTGTGTGTTAAGTTGCCATCAGAATCTCTTGCTAAAAGCAAATCATATGCTGCTTCATCTGTGTGGTTGGCAGGGATGTCCCTTAGATTTTGCCTAAAATCTTTTTGAGCATCTGTCATTGTTCCTCTTAATACCCACCAATCAGTTTCTTGAAGTTTTTCTAATCTAATTTCTTTAATATATTTTAATTTATCAACTGCTTTAGGTTTGCTATTGTTATAAGCTGTAATTTCATCAGAGGTCATATCTCTTTCCCCTGTAATATTATTAAGTATTTTATATGCCATATTAACTATCCACTATTCCGTAAACTCTAATGCGTCCTTGTGCAATATTATCATTAGCTGTTCCACCTGTTCCAGCAAATTGAAATCCAGCTATTGCAGTGCCAGTTGCTTTATAAGTAATTGATCCAATCATAGTTCTAAGAACTGCAGAATCATTAGGATACATATAGTTTGCATTAACAACACATCTAGTACCACTATCAGGTTCAGAAACATACATTATACCTGTCATTCCACCTCTTGAAGTATCATTATTTACACCATGAGTAAAATCAACAATGGTACCAGCTGTATTATCTCTAAAAGTAGAACTATTACTACTATCAAAACCATTTAAAGAATATTCATATTCTGATGCATCAAGTGTACCTGGTGCTGCTGTTCTAAAATTAAAACCTATTCCTGCACCAGTAGTAACTGGTATAACTCTAAAAGTTACTAAATACCTAGAATAAGTAGATGTAAAAACATTATCTACTTGATAATAAGCTGAAGCACTTGTGCTTACTAATCCACCAACATAAACTAAACCACCACTTATTCCTGTAACCGTAGCGCCAGTTGCATCAAGTGTTGCACCAGAAGCTACATCAAGCGTAACGCCTGATGGCACTGTAAACGTATCACCGTTGTCGCCAATTGTACCAGCGGTACCTGACGCTGGTGACCATTTATCTGCTTTTATTTCACTGCTCATCTACGCCCCCATTACCTTAAAACCGTTAACTCTTGTTGCAGTAGCAGAAGTATCTTTTGATCCACCACTATTTTGATGTACATATATTTCATAATAATCTGTAGCTGTAGCCACAAAACTAATATTTCCATTTACTTGAACATCATCATTTACTCCTGTGTGCTGTCTAGCAATAGTTTCAACATTTGATCCGTTTTTATATAAAAACAAAGCTACATATTTACCATCAGTACCTAATTGCATATAAACTGTTGCATTTATACAATACTTACCTGCAATACCAGGAGTCCATCTTGAATTAGATGTATCCCATGTTCCATCACTATCGTAATATTCTGTGTCAAATGTTAATTTAGTGTTTGTTCCATTTGGAATTGATTGATCTCCTGAATCTTCAGCCGCAAAAGCTGGTGTCATATTTTGACCAGAAGCTAAAGTTGTTGTGCCAACACTATTGAGTGTTGCCCCTGACGGAATTGTCACAGTATCACCTGACTCACCAATCGTAATTGACGATCCAGACTGCTTGATGATTTCGTTTACTTTAATTTGTGATACCATTATTCTCCTAATTTGTACCCATAAAATGTGTATGGTGAACTCCAAGTGTCTCTACTACTACCTGATGGTTGATAAGCATATATTTCTATATAATCACTTACTGCTAAATCTAAAACTGCACTAACTGTCATTCCCATATCTGTTGCATCTTTATATCTAAATTCTGCATAAGCATTTGATCCATTTTTATAAATATATAAAATTTGTTGTGAAGTCCAAGCGCCACTTAACCAAGTTATTGTTCCTGTAATAAAATATTTTCCCGCAGCCCCTGACGGTACTGTAAATTTTGAACTTGCAAAAGCACTATCTGTATCAATCACTTCAGTTCCATAAGTTATTTTTGTAGCTGTAGCTGTTGCAATTCCTGTTTGATTTGCAGCAGATTTTGCGTACCACATTGGAGTGTTATCAGGAAAACCATTTGCAGTTCCACTATTCGTTAAGGTTGCTCCTGAAGGCACTGTTATGGTGTCACCTGACTCCCCAACTTGAATTGCGCTTCCCCCAGAAACTGGTGTAATTTTATTTACTTCAATTGTGCTCATACTATTACAAACGTTGCTCCTGTTGGTACGGTTAAAGTTTTACCAGACTGTACCGTGAATGGTCCGGCAACAAGTGCATTATCACTTGCCGCTAAAGTTAAGTTTTGTGTCAAGGTTTGTACGTTTCTATACACACCATTGATTGTTGTTAACTTATCATAAGATATACTAGAATCTGCTGGAGTTCCAGCATCAAAACTATTTCCAAGTAAAATTCCAAAAAACGTATCAGTAGCTGCAGGTGGGCCTGTAAAGGCAATACTTGATCTAGTTGATCCAAAAGTAAATGCACTGTTAGGCTCCTGAATTACCCCTGATATAGAAATAATTAACTGGTTCAATGATGCCATCTCCACGGTGCTTCCACCTACTTGAAGAGTGAAATCAGTCTCGGATCCGTTAAATCCTGAACTAATATCATCGAGCTTCTCGAACGCGCCAAATGCTAATCCTGGTCCAATATATGCCATACTATTTAGCGTCCTCTATCGCTTGTAATCTTTGTTGTTCAGTATTAATTTGTTCATCAGTAATGCTAGTTGGGTTATCATCATGCCACTCAATATCTTTTTCATTTCTAACAGTAACTACTGCATCATTTTTTAAACTTAAAATTGCTTCAAGTTTTGTTACAATCATTTTATTTTGTGTATCATCAAATATCATACTGAAATCTCCATAAAGGTATAACCAAAAGAAGTTTCAGTATTTGTATCTCCGTAATAAACATGGTTTTCACTTGAGTTCTCTGCTTTGAATTGAACAGTAGCAGTTACAGTTACATTACCACTTCCTGAAGCCGTAGTTAAAAGACCAGCATGGCTTGTGCCATACATTCTTATAATATTAAAACCGGCATTTTGATTTTGCAAAATAATTTCATTTGTTGTAGCTGTGTTAGAGCCATCAGATAGACTTACTCGTAAAACGCCATTGTAATTGTTAGTACCAGTATTGCTCCATTGAATACTATTAGCAAAGAAAAGAACTTTGTTACCTTTAGCAACACTAATTGTCGTTCCTAAAGTTTCAGCAGTAGTAAAAGATGTGTTAGTTGTGTTAGCTGTGGTGTTACCTCCATCAGTAGCATTTACAACTTGTAAAACTTTACCTGCGTCTACAGCTGAACTAGCTAAAGTCGTTGTACCAGTAAATTTTAAAAACTGATCTGTGGTTCCAGATGCTAAACCTGTTCCACCATTAGCTACAGGGATTGTTCCTGTTATTCCTTTTGTTACGTCTATCGTTGCAAATGCCATGTTATCCTTTAGGGTTATCCGATTTTACTTTAGCAATAGCTGTTTGCCAAGTTGTTGTTGAATTAACTTTATCCCAGTATTGCATGTCTAATTGATCTTGAATACTTGGGTAAGATTCTGCTCTGTCTCTTTGATATTGATTATTATCATATTGTGTTTGTAATTCTGCCATTTTTGTTTTTATATCTGCTTTAGATATTTCTGGTGTTCCATCTAACCACTCTATTTCACAATTATCTATATCAGCGTTATTTCGTACAACAACTTTTGCATTAGCATTTAAACTTAATATTGCGTCAAAAACTTTTATAATCATGCTAAAACCTCCATTAATGTTATTGTACTATCAGAAGCATTAGTATTTACAGAAACATTAGAACTATTTGCTGAAGAAGCAAATACTGTTCGGTAATTTGTTTCTGAAGTTGTGCTTGGACTATCTAAATAACAAACAGAAGATGAGCCAACATAGTTAGAAGCTGTACCATTATTATAACCTGCATCATTTTCAAATTGATGTATATCAGTGGTTCCTCTTTGTAATTTTATTTGGCATTTAGTATTACTGCTGTTTTTACCAACCCCAGCTTGAGTAACTATAATTAAAACTTTTGAAGATGTAGATGTTGGAGTAATATTAGTATTTAAACCTGTTGTAACATAAGTTGACGAACTACTTACAACTTCTGTGTTGTTAATTGCATTAATTACTTGACCTATTTTACCAAAAGCTGTTGGCACGGTTGTGCCTTGATTAGAAAGCGTTGCTCCTGAAGGAATAGTAATGGTATCCCCTGACTGGCCCACGGTAATGGTACCTGTCCCGGTTCTCTTAAGTATAGTGTCAACTTTAAGTGTGCTCATGATGAAATCCTAAATCCTGAAAATGTCATTCTTCCACCTTGGTTTAAATCTCTAGCCGATCCATAATTTTGCCAAGTATAAACTCTCATAGTATCTCCTACAGCTAAATTAAAACAACCTGATACTTGTTGTGCTATATTTTGTGCAGAGGTTCCCTTATGAAAATAGTCTATACCAATAGCTAATCCACCAGTTGCTGATATTGCTGTTTGATTATTTTTAGAAAGCCAAAAATTACAAATATTAATATCTCCATTATCATCATAACCACCTGTTACAAAGAAAGCATACTTCCCTCCTTTACCTGCAGGAACTGTAAAAATTCCTGTGCTATTATCATAAGCAGAATCAGTGTCATAAATTTCAGTATCAAAAATAACAACTGTACTTGTAGTGTTTGGAATAGACTGTGCAGAACTTCTTACAGCTTTAATAGAAGGAGTATTAGTTTCACCAAAGCCCGTAGCCGTCCCACTGTTAGCAATGGTTACCCCTGCCGGGATGTTTACCGTATCGCCTGAAACGCCTAAATTAATAGTAGTCGTGTTCGTGCTACCAATTTGCATGGTAGACGTTCCAGATCTGGTATCAATAGTATCTACTAATACTTTACTCAATTTTTACTCCTTTAAGACTTAGGGTTAGCATCTTTGACCGCTTGAATACGTGTTTTCCACGCATCAATATCTTTAAATATCTCATCAAGCTGATCGCCAATATCACCATAAGCCGCTTTTCTTGTAGCTCTTACAGTATTGTTTGTCTCTTCTGTGTTTCCAGCCGTATCATGTGCTGCTAGGTCGGAGTCAGATGGCTGTGCCAATCCGTCAACGCTCCAGCTTTTTATGTACGGGCCTTTACCGTCAGAGTCATCCTGTAAAGCTACATTACCTGTACTGGGATTGAAATCAGCCGTTTTGCTGTTCGCCTCACAGTAAAGCTTTATCTTAGTTGATAGACTTGCCATATAGACCTCCTTTTAAAATTGTTATCATGTTATTAATTTATACCCCATCAAAAACAAATCAAAAATAGCTGCTGCTCCTCCTGAATTTTGATAGCCACTCAGCTCAATATAATCTGAACTTCCATTCATATCTACTATATAAGATTGTGATACACTTGGATAAGAAGAAGAAACTATATTAGTTTCTCCTACTGAATTACCTAAACCTGATCCATTCTTTTTTATAAGAATTTGGAACCTTGCTGTTGCACCAATATTATCTGCTCTCATACTATAAAAAAACACATACTTTCCTGCTTCTTGTGGTGTGTATTTATCACTAGAAAACCAACTATCTAAATCAAAAATTTCTGAGAAACCAGTAATTAATGTGTCAGCTGCATTAGCCATACTGAATGTTGCTTTATATACATGGAATGCACCAGCATTAGTTCCACCAAATCCTGTTTGAGTTCCATTGTTTGTAATCGTTGCTCCAGATGGTATTGTGATTGTGTCCCCTGAGCTACCAATCTCTAAAGCTGTTCCTGATTGTGGATCTAATTTATCTACGAATAAAGTTCCCATTATATTATTGTCAATGTCCCTTCTACTGTTACCGAACCAGTAAAATTAATTGGTCCTGCGGCAAACGCATTTTGCGCACTAGTTATTGTTACTGTCGATGTTACAGTGGCTAAGTTTAAATACATACCGTTAAAGCTTGGGTTAATTGCAGTATGGTCAACGCTACCAGTAGCTGGTGTTTGATAACCAATTGCTGCTCCAATAAATACAACATAAGCTGCATCCGAACCTGATAATGTACTTGAACCAGTTCCTAAAGTTGTACCACTTGCAGTGTAATCTACATCTGGTTTTTGTACAACATTGTTAACTACGAATCTTACAGAAGAAGAATCAGAAACTGATTGGTCTAAAGAAAAGCTTTGAGCAGAACCATCACCAGTGATGGTTTGAGTTGCCATTGCTTTATATACATCAGAACTACTTGGACCTATATACGCCATGACTCTCCTACGTGCTTATACTATCTATATATGATACCCAAACATTCAAACTATTGGCAGTATCGGATTTTGCCTTCAAAGCGTCAGTGCTTTGAACTACAATTTTTGAGCCACCATCAATCAATTCTATACTGGATCCTTGAGGAATGCTTACATTTTTTACAATGTAAGAATCAGCTGATCCACCACTAGCTGTGCTAGTAATATAGACATCTGCTTGAATTGTTTGTGTTACTATATTGGTTAATCTTATTCCTATTAAAGCGTCGTCTGAATTTGCCGTTATTATAGTACGTGGTGTCGTACCAATAGCTACATCTCCTGAACCATCCGCTGCAACTGCTCTCTCAAAATCTTGTGCCATATCTATCCTTGTATCATAGGGCGACGGCCATTGCAATCACGAAGCCAGCGGAAGCCCCTGCGGTTCCACTTGATGCTGTTGTAATTCTACCTTTAGCGTCTACTGTTAAATTTGTTGATGTATAACTTGCTGCACTTACTCCTGAAGTAGCTAAAGTTAAAGCACCACTTGAAGCTAAAGTTGCATCTCCTGATACAGCTACTTCTTCAAAACTTGCTCCATCTCCTACTAAAATTTTACCTGAAGTATTATCTGGTAAAGAAAGAGTTCCTCCAATAGTTAAATTATTACCAATTGAAACATTGTCACTGTTATCCTCCACCACTGCTTTACTTGCCGGTAAAGCACAAAATACATTTTTTGTTCCTGCACTAAAATCAACAGCACTATCACTATTAGAACTAGTGTAAACATTAGTTCTAGCAATATTAGCACTTGATCCATCTAAAGTTCCATGTCCTACTTCCCACTCATTAGCTGTTTGATGAGCAATAACATAGTAAGTAGTATTACTATTACCTATTCCAGCAGAAAATGCCTCAAAACCACTTACTGCACCAGCAAGCGCAAAGCTCCCTGTTCCAGTAGTTGTCGAGGTTTCTTTTACTCGATCATTAAGGACAAACGCCATGTCGTTGCCCTACGATAGTCTTAATATTGCATTAGTTGTGTCAGCAGCAGGGAAAGTAATTGTAAACGTTCCATTAGATGCAGTGAAATCTGCACCGAACGCTAAAATACAAACAGCATCCGTAGTTCCTGAACCACCGTCAGTTGTTGTATTATAAATCATTGCTCCATTTGCTGTAAAACTAGCTGATGTCCATTGTGGATTTGTACTCCAGTCTACATATGCTGTACTTGCACTTGTTCCACCTGTTACAGATTGATTCTGTAAAGTAAGTCCACCTGCAGTATAAGCACTACCAGAAGTATTTGTAACTTCGTTTGATGTTGAATAATCTTCCGTAGTTGCACCTAAACTTGCACTTGATGTGAACAAAGCAATTTTAAAAGTATTACCTCCGTTTGCAAAATCATGAAATCCTTTTAATAGATCTCTTTTAAATGTATTGCATACCGCTTGTGATATAGCCATTTTTATCTCCTTATGGGTTTTGAGAAGGCAAAGGTAAACGAATAACACCATCTTGATATTCGTCTCTTCTTCGTCTTCCTTGTTGTTCAATTTGCAAGCGCTTTAAAGCCTCTTGATAACTTTTTTCGTATTGAGCAAGCAAATCATATGGTCCTTTTAGAAACTTAAATGTTTCTAAAAGACAAGCATATAATAATACTTGTGGCGCATTCTGACTAACCCAAGTTGTAGTGTTAGTTCCAGATAACCCTGTTTCATTACGATTCAAAGCTAATTCAATATTATAAGCATGATTAGGGGTGGGCGCAAGATAAATTGTGTTTTGATCCCACATTGCATAGTATTTAGGATCTCCTGTACTTGTTCTGTTTGGCCAATATTCATTCATATAAGATACATCTTTTTGAAGTAATCTAATGCGATCATTAGCAGTAGCCCCTGTTGTTTTATAGATAGTAGCATATCTTACAAAAGACATAGTAGAAGGAGTTGATCCTGGTAAAGCTACAAAAGGATTAGATACTGTTAAAGTAGCATATTGGTAATCTCTATAAATATCTAAATCTACCTCTCTAAAAATTCGAAGTTCAGCATTTTCTATAATATCATTTACAATTGTTGTAGTTAAAACATTACTATCAGTTTCTGTGTAATTTCTAATTTGATCTACTAATTCTGAATAGGTTGTCATGTTATGCTCACTGTTACGGTTCCTAATCTACTGATCATTTTAGTATCTTGATTTTTTTGTGAAGTTTGATTTAGAGGTCTCATTGTTCTTACTTGCACAGTTTCATATGCCCCCGGTGCAGGAATAGGATTCCATTGAGAAATAGTTTGCATTTCTGTATCAAAACTATTTTGAGAAATTCCTAAAGATACACCTGTTGTATTTCCATTTAACCCTGTATCTGGATTAACATCACTTATTCCACTTAAAGGCACTGTTACACTTACTACCTGTGGTTTAGCATGTGCTAAAGATTGTGCATCGGTAGGATGATTACGAGGATTTAATAAAGGAGATTTAGGTTCATATTCTGAAGTATGTACCCATGCTCCTGTCCATTCCTGAACCATTTCATTGTAAGGATAAGCTTGTCCATCACGATCTGAAATTCGTAAAGCAAATTTTCCTGATGAATACCGTGGCATTAATAAGTTCCTCCTGTAATGCCAATATAGGGCACAAAATGTGAACTAACATTACCTCTATTAGTATCAGCAGCTCTTTTAAACTCTTCTTCATAAAGAAGTTTTAATATCTGTGTTCTATCTGGAGCATATTTTAAAGCAATATAATAAGATAGCCCTGCAGTTAAACAAGGTAAAAAAGAAAAAGGTATTTCACTATTGTTAGTATAATCTCCAGAATCTTTCATTCTTAGCATAGCATAATAAACTACTGTGTAAGCAGAATCTGCTGCAGGATATAAATATAAAGTAGGGTTAATTGTTTTTTCAAAATAATATTGTGTAGGTCTTCCACCTGAAGTTTTAACTGTATAATTTAAATAAGTAGATCTACTAATAGGTGAACATGAATATTCATTATTACTTGAATCACGAATAACCACATCTGTAATATCTACAATTTGCGAGGCATCATCTGCTCCAGCTCCATAAAGACTAGTGCCTGATAATGTAATAGTATCAGCCGCAAGTGCTGCGGTTTGTTTTTGTATCGTCCAAAGATTAAGTCCTCTATTAGACCATTCAGCTAGTAAAAGATTAAGTGAACGACGTGCGGTTTTTAATTGGTATCCTGTGCGATCCTGTAAACCGCATCGTTCAAAAGCTTCTTCTACTATTTCATCAATGGAAAGATCAAAGTTAGCTGTGCTAGCATATGTTGGCATTATTTATTGATCTTGCCTTTTTTACGAGCCTTGCTTCCAAATTTACCATAAGACTCATCTCTACTTGCTTTCAATTGTTTTTTAGTTCTTTTCTTTTTGATACGCATAGCAATAGATTCATCTTTACGATCTTTATAACCTTGTTTTTTCTTTTTAACTTTTCCGCCTTTTTTCATTCCAGGTGCAGTCATTAATTCAGTAGGCATACGTTTTGATCTTTCATCAACACCATAACCTCTTGAATACATCATGTCGCCTGTACGACCACCCATATTCATTTTCTTAACTTTTCCGCCACCACGCATTTTAGTAATGTTTTCACCCATTGCCATTCTTTTGTGTTGGCTGATTCCGCCATTCTTCATTTTAGCAGTTTTCTTTTTGCCCATCATGATAGACCTCCATTGATCTTTTTGTATTTATCTTCTCTAGATACTACGACGTCTCGATAATATCCTTTAGGCCATTGACTATAATAGCCTTGTTTTTTTAATTTATCAGAAGCTTGCTGTAATTGCGAGAACTTTTGTACCAACATCATAGAATATTTAAGGTTACTTTCTATCTCAGGAGGTTTACCTTGAGGATGTACCAAAAACTCTTGTTCTTTCTCTGTAGCAGGATTAGAAGGGTGAAAACTCATAAAATATATATCCTTTTGATTGTACCATTCATTATACTCCTCCGTTGCAAAATGAAGTTCATTAGGTGTGTAGCTATAATAAGGGTCACAAAATATAAGAATTTCTTTTTTGGTAAAATCTAAATTTTTAAGACAATTATTTAATTCTTTTTTATAGGTGCTATGTTTTGTTTTAACAACTACCCATACTTTATTATCATGCCAAGCTTTTTTAGCAAAAGGACAGGCAGGAACTCCTCCTAAATATAAATTAGGAACTTCTAAATAATGTTTTGACCACAGTCTAACATCTTCTATTATCTGTTCCCTTGTCGGTTGTATTTTTTCCATGATTTTATTTTGTGTTTATTCTTAGGTTTAGATCTTGAAGAATTACCAATTGAAGTTCTTTTTTTAATTGGTGTAAAATATTCGTTGGTTATTTTTTGAGCCATATACTATAAATAAGTAATAGCTCCCATAACCCATAAGGTACCAAAACATATATATGCTATAGTTACTGGATCCATTAATCCCACTTTGCTTTTGCTCTTAAAGACCAACGTTCAAATGCTGCTGCATCTATATCTTTTTTAACCATTGTAGCACCATCTGGTACTTCATTATATAATGCAATTACTTCACCATCTTTAATTTCTACTATACCAGGACCACAAAAAGCATCTTTATCATATCCTGTGTTTTTCTTTTTAAGTAATCTTACTTCTTTCATACAAGAAGATAATGACTTCATAGGAATATACTGTGTCATTTGAGTTGCTTGGTCATTCATGTTACCAAACACAAACATAAGTATTACGCTAATGACTTCCATTTGCCCTCACTTTGTCCTCAAGTTTTTCTGTATCTAAAATTAATTTTTCTATATCTTGTTGTGCTCGTTTTATATTTACAGTGTTACTCATCATTCCTTCCATTTCTTCTTGCATAGCTTCAATTTGTGTAGCCATAAATTCAATTAACATGTCCTGCTGAGCATCTGCTGGAAGTGACCCCATTTCTCCTCGTGGCCACTTAATTCTAAATTCTGTATTTTTTTCAACGTCAGCGATCATAAGTTTACCATTTGTCTCAATATTATTTAGGCGCTCAATAATCCCAAAATAACTATACACTCCGATCCCAACGGCCGCGAGTATACTGAGAAGATTTCTCATAGGCATGCTTACGCTTGTATTATCTGATACTTTCATCTTATCCTCCTAAAGGATTTTCTAATGCTCTTTTAATCCTTTTATCTATTTTTTCTTCTAATTCTTTTTGAGATAGTTTTATTTTTTCTTCTAATTTTTTCATATCATCTTCTAAAGTATCAATTGTAGATTTTAAATCTTTAGCATTATCTCTAGAATCTTCCTTTACTTGTTGTTCAACATCATTAACAATTGATTCAACTCTACGAACATCTTGACGTAAATCGTTTTT